AAATGATGGAAATTAAATTACTACTTGGAAATGAAGAAAAAACATATACCGCTGCAAGACCTAAAGGAAGAGCGGTTCGGGATGCGATTAAGTTGGCAAGAAAAATGGATCCTAAGAATATAACAGAAGAAGTGTTTGATGAGTTGGTTGATTTTACAGTCGATGTTTATGGAAAACAGTTTACCCGTGATGACGTATATGACGGGCTTTATGCGGATGAGATGTTACAAGAACTGACAAAAACAGTTAGTGCTATCGCCGGGGGAACATCGAAGAAACTAGAAGTAAAAAACGACTAGGCGGGGAAGACAGTGGAAAGCTGTTAACCCTGCAGGAATGGATCGACGAATTTTACATCAATCTTATAAAAGAGGGTTGGAAATTAACCGAAATAGATGAAATGGATCTCTGGTATTTTCTGGAGCTGATGAACTATAAACAAGAAAAAGAATACTGGGAAAATCAAAGAAAGGCAGTTGCGATGCTGAAAGGCATTTTGTAGCTGTTTTTTATTTTCAGGAAAGGAGGGAAACATGGGATATGATGCAGGGCTAAAAGTAGGGATTGACGGTGAAGCGGATTTTAAGAATGGCCTCAAGAGTCTGAACAGTGAAATCAAAACAATTGGATCAGAATTAAGAGCCGTAACAAAAGAGTTTGAGAACAATGCAGCTTCGATGGAAGCCTTGACGACAAAAAACAAAGTGTTGGCCAAAGAAGTCGATTTACACAAAGCCAAGGTCGAATTGCTCAGTAAGGAATATAAAACACAAACCGATGAGCTGAAAAAACTGGAACAAAAGCTGGAAGATGCAAAAAAAGCCCACAGTGAGGATTCTGAAGAGGTTAAGAAAGCTCAGAAGGAATATGAAACCCAGGCCGGGAAAGTCAGAAAACTGGAATCAGATCTGGGAACAGCCACATCTACTTTAAATCGCTATACGAAGGAAATGGATATAAACAATCAATCCATCAAAGACCAGATAAGCGATACCGCAAAGTTTGAAAAAGAACTGACTGATCTGAAGACAGAAATGGGAACGCTGGAAAGTGATCAAAAAAAGCTGACCAGTACCTTTAAACTACAGCGGGCAGAACTGGGACTCAATGTTACAGAAGCCGAAAAGCTGGAGCTGGCACAGCAGCAGTTGAAAGCACAGATGGAATTAACTGATAAAGTTGTTGGAAATCTCGATACTCAGCTGGACAAAGCAAAAAAAGCTTATGGCGAAAATTCGAATGAAGTCAAAGACCTTGAGACTAAATTAAATGATGCAAAAACAAAGGTCATTGAATTTAAAGAAAAGCTGGAAGATGTCAAAGAAGGTGCGGACACTGCCGGCGATGGACTGGAAGATCTCAATAAAAACGTTCAGTCAATCACACTCTTTGAAATGGCAGATGCGCTGCAAGGAGTGACTGATAAGATCATAGATCTCGGGAAATCAGCTTTTGATACGGCAATGGCATTTGGGGATTCTCAAACAGATATACAGGCAAATTTGGGGTTAACAGGATCCGAAGCAGAGGCACTTAATGACGTTGTAAAAAATGTATTTGAAAATGGCGTGGTAGGATCCGTTGAAGAGGCTACAAATGCCGTAATCATTGCAAAGCAGTCATTCGGAGAGTTGAACGACGTTGAACTGGAAAGTCTTGTTAATCAGCTCACAACAATTGCCGAAAGAACCGGGACCGACGTTAATGACAATATTATAGCTGTAGATAAACTGATGAGCGCATTTGGCATAACGAGTACTGAAGCGCTAGACCTTGTGGCGGCGGGCTTTCAAAATGGCCTAAACAAGAATGGTGATTTCCTGGATACCTTAAACGAGTACCCATTTTACTTTGAACAAGCTGGATTTTCGGCGGAAGAAATGATGCAGATCATTGACAACGGCATGGAAAATGGGGCAATGAATACCGATAAAGCAGCAGATGCTGTTAAAGAATTCCAAATCAGACTTGGCGATGGATCAATTGAGGGAATTATCGGATCCTTTTCTGCAGAAACCCAGGACATGTTCCAGAAATGGGAAAATGGAGAAGCGACTGTTGCCGATGTGGCAAAGTCGATTGGTTTAGACTTGCAAAAGATGTCGCCAACCGAACAACAGGCAGCAGTTTCGCTACTGTCTTCGCAGTTTGAGGATCTGGGAGTTGATGGCGCCACGGCTTTATTCAAAGTTGGAGATGCGTTTTCAGATACAACTGGAAAAGCAAAAGAGATGGCTGAACAAAGCCCCGGGGAAAAGTGGGAAGCATCAATCAGAAAGCTTCAGGATGCCTTATTGCCAATAGGGAATACTCTGAAAGACGCATTTACACCAATAATTGATGCCGTCGCACAAGTTGCAGAGCAGTTTACAACATTACCGGCGCCTGTTCAAACGGCTATCAGTGGAATTGTGATTGCAATTGGTGGGATTATCAGTGCCATCCCAATCGTTGCTATGTTTGCAGCGTCGTTTAATACACTGGCACCGTTATTTGCAGGAATTACCGGAAGTGCCGGAGGCCTTGGCGGTGCATTGGCAGCACTGACAGGGCCGATTGGAATAGCAATAGCAGCAGTGGCAGCGATCGGCGCAGTAATCGCCGGAGCCTGGCAAAATTCAGAGACATTTAGAACCTCAGTCGGGACAGCATTTGAATCAATCAAGACAACCATTTCAGAAGCATTTGTAAAAATCAGTGAGGCGATGGCACCGGCACTGGAAGCATTTCAAGGGTTTGCAGTCAATATGCAACCTGTATTGCAGCAAATTGGTGATTTTCTTGGGATCTATATTGTTCCATTGGTACAGCAATTTATAGAATCCTTTATAAATGGTTTTGCCAACATCATCGTGGCAATTGCGCCATTTATAGAAGGAATCGCAAATTTGTTTAATTTTATCGGTAATTTTGTGGGTGCAGTATTTGCACTGTTTACCGGTGATTGGGACAGCGCCTGGAAATTTGCCCAAGGAATGGCTCAAGCTGCAGTTGACTTCTTGGGAAATATAGTAGAAGGGTTGAAAAACTTGTTCATACTTATTTTTGGCGACATTATAATTGATATTCAAGCAAAATGGATGACCTTTCAAGTTTATACTACAGCAATATGGAACGATGTCGTAACCTTTCTACAAACAACATGCCAAGCGATTTATGACAATACGATTGGGAAAATAATAGAACTTGTCACCACTCTTGCCAACAAATGGGAAGAAACTAAGACCGACACGCAGGCCAAGTGGGAGGCCATAAAAATTGACCTGGCCACCAAATGGGAAGCAATTAAAACGAATATCGCCACGAAGGTACAGGAAGTATTTACGAATCTGGCGAATAAATGGCAGGAGACCAAAGAAGATACCCAAACCAAATGGGAGGCTATAAAAAGTGACCTAGCCACCAAATGGGAAGCGATTAAAACGAACATTGCCACGAAGGTACAGGAAGTATTTACGAATCTGGCGAATAAGTGGCAGGAGACCAAAGAAGATACCCAAACCAAGTGGGAGGCCATAAAAAGTGACCTGGCTGCCAAATGGGAAGCGATTAAAACGAATATCGCCACGAAGGTACAGGAAGTATTTACGAATCTGGCGAATAAATGGCAGGAGACCAAAGAAGATACCCAAACCAAATGGGAGGCTATAAAAAGCGACTTAGCCACAAAATGGGAAGCAATTTATAAGAATGTCAGTGAAAAAGTTCAAGAGACATTTAAAGAAGTATCTGCTAAATGGGAAAGTACAAAAACTGATTCAAATACAAAATGGGCTGCTATTGTTTCTGATTTAACCACAAAAGTCGGTGAGATTTTCACCAATGTTACAACAAAAATTCAGGATATTGTGACAGAGTTGCCAAAAAAATGGGATGCCATCAAAGATGCTGCTGCGGATGCTTGGGGGAAGGAACCGGATGGGGTTGTACCCAAGATTCTAGGTCTTGTTGGAGCATTGCCTGGTAAATTATTTGGTCTTGCAAAAGATATGCTCGATGAATTGGTAAAAGGAATAAAAGACAATACAAGCGTTACCAATCTAACTGATGCTGTTGGGGGATTAGTTAAGACTGTACTTGAAAAATTTAAAAATGGATTCGGGATTGCTTCACCTTCAAAAGAACTATTCAATATAGGAAAATTCCTAATGCAAGGGTTAATCAACGGTCTTAACGGCGATAACTTGATGGCGTTTGTGAACAATATGGTTGAGGAAATCAAAGCGGCTTTTGCTGCAGGAAACTTCAATCTTAAAGCTGCTATTGACTTTGTAGGATCCGGAGCCATGGAGTTTTTTAAATCTATCGGAATTGGTGGAGCGACTTTTTCTGGATTAACTGCACCTGTCGGTGGCGGTGTAACCAGTGATTTTGGCTGGCGAACACACCCCATTACAGGCGATCAGCGATTTCACGAAGGAATTGACATTGGAGCCGGATATGGTACGCCAGTCGGAGCTGCAGGAGCAGGAGAAGTTACGAAGGCTGGATGGTATGGTGGTTACGGGAATACTGTAATTTTAGATCACGGCAATGGGTTAAGTACGTTATACGCTCATTTATCTGAAATTATGGTATCAGTTGGACAGCTAGTTTCCCAATTGCAAACAATCGGTCTGGTTGGCAGCACCGGAAATTCCACCGGCCCCCATCTTCACTTTGGAGTTTATCAAGATGGCGTACCGATTGACCCATCAAGCCTCTTTGGTTTTAATGTCGGGTCCAGGTACATTCCTCAGGATATGGTAGCTATGATCCACGAGGGAGAAATGATCGTGCCAAAATCTGAAAACCCTTATGCAAACAGTGGTGGCCAGATCATGCCAGGAACAAAAATAGAACAGAACATCTACATCACCAGCCCAAAAGAATTGAGTCCATCAGAGACTGCAAAAATAAATAAACGGACGTGGCAGGAACTGGCATTGAGTCTGTAGGGAGGGAATAATGAAGACCGTTAAATTCATAAATGGAATTGGCGCTGAGATAACACTTACAACAGATTCAGAGCCTTTTTTAATGGAAAAGTTCAGCCAGAGCACCGGCGCCACGCAATACACAGTCAAAGGATCTGGACAGGATGGAACGAAGTTCATTGAGAACACATTGAACGAAAGTGATGTGACAGTTAAATTATCTGTTATAGGAAACTCGAATGATGAATATATGCGGTACACAAATCAGATAAGAAGAATATTTAATCCGAAATTGGGGCAAGGATACTTTGTTTATAACGATGGGGAAAAAGATTTGAAACTGACATGTGTGCCAGATAAGGTATTCTTTCCGGAAGAGGTTGGAAGAATTGCTGGAAAAGGAATAATAAGCCTCACCGCCCATGATCCATATTGGCATGAACTGCTAGAGACAAAAGAAGAAATAGCACTCTGGGTAGGAGATTTTGAATTCGACATCATCAACGGCCTGCAGATCCCAGAAGAGGGAATCATTATGGGCCATCGGGAACCGAGTTTGATTGTCAATTGTCCCAACGATGGCGACGGTGAAGCCGGTATGCTCATTGAGTTTCGGGCTTTGGCCACGCTGACAAATCCATCACTCCGAAACGTTAACACCCAGGAATACGTCAAAATAATCAAAACCATGGTCGCCGGCGAGATCATTCGGGTCAATACACATTTCGCTGAAGAGGATGTGGAAATGGAGCTGAATGGGGTGACATCCAATGCATTTAACTATATCGATGAAGACATGACATTCCTGAAGCTTTACCAGGGCGATAACCTGTTTCGGTATGATGCAGAAACCGGCCTGGACAACCTGATCGTGAACATCTACCGACAAAACAAGTATCTGGGGGTATAGGGCATGGATCTTTATGTAGCAGACAGAAGCTTTAATAAACTGGGGACCGTCAACAACCGGACATCATTACGCTGGGTGCGCCGGTACCGGAAAACCGGAGAGTTTGAAATACATTGCCCGGCGACGTCGCAGAACATTGAGAAGCTGCAGCGGGGTAATGTCATCATCAAGCCCGGGGATCCGGAGGCGGGTTATATCTCATACCGAAACCTGCAGGAAGACAACGACGGAAAAGAGCTGCTTGTTGTAAAAGGACAGTTTTTAACCGGATACCTGAACCGGCGCATCATCTGGGGGACCGAAATCATAAACGGATTGGTGGAAGTGGCCATGCGGACGCTGGTCACCAAAAACGCCATCAGCCCCACAAATGCCGAAAGAATTATTACCGGGTTATCCCTGGGAACGCTGATGAACTACACCGAAACAGCGGATTACCAAACATCCTATGCAAATTTGACAGATGAGCTTGAAAACCTCAGCAATCTGTCAGAGATCGGGTTTCGTGTCAGATACGACGGATCCACCAAGTCAATGCAGTTTGAAACCTATAAAGGGCTGGATCGGACCGCCGGCCAGAGTGTCAATCCCAGATGCATTTTCAGTAAAGACTATAACAACGTCGAAAAGCAGGAGTTTACCGAAAGTGACAGCAGTTTCCGGAATGTTTGTCTGGTTGGCGGCATCGGAGAAGGTGCCGATAGAAAACTGACAACAGTTGGCAGCGCAACAGGTCTGGATCGGTTCGAAGTATTTTCGGATCAGAAGAGCCTGAGCAATGTTGTGGATAGCGTCACATTGACCGATGCACAATACCAGGCATTGCTTCAGGGAAAAGGTAGTGAAGTGCTCACCCAGAATAAAAAAATCTGTGTGTTTGACAGCTCCATTGATAAGAATGCGAACCGGAAATATAAAGAGGATTATGATCTGGGGGACATCGTGACAAACATCAATAATAAATGGGGCGTTAGGCTGGATACCAGGATTGAGGAAATAGAAGAGGTCTATGAAGACGGAAACGAAAAGATCAATGTGGTGTTCGGTGATGAAGCGCCGACGCTGATTGATAAAATTAAACAATTAAGAAAGGGGTGATCAAATGGCAGAACAGAGTGGGATTTTCCCATCAGTAAACGGGGACAGGAGATATTTTACATCATTTTTTGCAGCGTATTTTTCCGATTTTATCAGCAATGGGATTTATCCAAACCCATCAACTCAGTGCCAAGTGCTGGCCAACAATGATATGACCGTGACGCTGAAGCCTGGGAATGCCTATATTAACGGGTACAAGTACATAAATGACAGCGATAAAAGTTTAACCATTGAAACGGCGGATGGTGTTTTAAAACGGATTGATCGGATTGTATTGCGATATACAGTGTTAAACCGGGAAATTAAGGCTTATGTAAAAAAGGGAACATTTGCCAGTTCGCCGGTGGCGCCAACTCTGCAACGTGACGCCGACATGTGGGAACTTGGTGTTGCGGACATCTATGTTAATAATGGTGCGATAAGTATAACGCAATCTAGTATTACAGATCTGAGATTAAATAACACATACTGCGGAATTGTGCATTGTGTTGTGGATCAGGTGGATACAACTACAATTTTCAATCAATTCCAGGCGTGGTACGCAGAAACAACGGCATATGGGACAGCCACATTAAATGGATATCTTAATAGTTATCAAGATAGTTTCAATACTTGGTTTCAAA